TGTTTGTTTCGCTAATTAATTATTATCTTTAATCGTTCCTACAATGATGCTTAGCGCTTCTAAATAATCATTCTTAGCTTGTTCAAAAGACTTACCATTTAGCATAGCTAACCGCTCTATTTTCATGTAATGAATCTGCGCTAACACAAAGCTTTGTTCTTGTTCTGAACCAGCAATATTTATTTTAAATTCTGGCTCTTTTCCTTTTACCTCTGTTATTCCAGCTTTTATAATGTCTCTCATGTAATTAACTCCTTCTTCGTTTTTTATTATATACTCGGCAAGGATTTGCACCTTGCATGAACTAATTAATTTGTTTTACAGGAGTTTTAAGCTAAGACATACGTTTCTTAGCCACATTAGTTCTATCCTGTGCTTCGTCTACCTGTTCCGCCACGAGTATTTTTTATAAATGAGAAGTGGAGCGCAGACTCAATATATGATTTATTTTTGTAATCATCTTCACTTCTCACTATTAGGTGGCAGGTGTGCGGCAAAAATTACTAAATTGCCATACAAAACAAGCTTCCATCGATTTGTTGTTGTATTTTTTCTTCTCCTCGGGATAGGTATGAACGCACAGAACGAATACTTATCTCTAGTTCGTCGCTAATTTGAGATAAAGATAAATTTTTTTCATGTTTTAATAAAAATACTTTTTTCTCTTGCGCCGACATTGTAGACATAGCATCTTCCATCCGAATTTTATCCCATTCTGAAATCTTCGGCTCATTATCTTCAAACTCATAAGCATTCCCATGCTCGTGTACAAACCATCGTCGCATCGTTTCTACATCAGTAACATTTACCTCTCTTTGTAAACCAGAGCGCCTGTGAATAGCCCTGCGTGGTGCTGGTTCATGTCCTAATTCCATCCAGTCTATTGAGAACTGCAAACTGTCTATAATACTATTTAATTTCGACATTGTATTTTTTCCCGGCATTTCTTGAAAAACTCTTTTTTGTCCCACTTCTAACGGAGGTCGTTTTTCAGCATCAATTTTGGTTTGCAGATTAGCTTTTACTTCTTGCATATCTTGTAAAGCTCCTCTGTACTCATTAATTAATTCTTGCATTCTCGTCACTCTCCCCAATGATAATGATTAATAAAAAAAGGACGCCATAACAGATTTAACTGTTCATGGCGTCCTTCGATTTTTTCGACCAGACTATTTGTTATTTAGTTTAATTGTTTCCTTGTTCTCGGCAGTGGTAGGTTTGCCGTGGCTCCATCCAATGGTAGTTTGTCCGAAGCCGTTTTTTGGTGGTTTGATATACGTTTCTTCTCCTTTTGAAATTATATAAACACCATCTTCTTTTTCCATAAAGTCGCCCCCTTGTAATTATTTAAAACATATTACTCCAAGCCCAAAATATCCCTTTAACTGCTAAGCCTAGTACAAAAATCAATACTAGGACCCACAAAGTGTAAATTGTCAAAGCTCCTATAAATTTCGCTACTTTATCAATCATTCCAAATCTCCTTATTTTTTTGATATTCGTTCATGTCAAAAATCTGATAGTATTCTTTTTTGTTTCTTTGTGTGTAATTGAAAACTACTGCCTTCGAAACTTTGAAATGCTCTGCGATTGCGTAACACGTTAGTCCTGCATTACGTAAATCAGCGAATTCACGAATTGTAATTTCCGCCCATTTTTTCTTTTTCACGATGCGATCAAACGTTTTTGTCCAATAAGTTTTTTGCTTTTCTTCTGTATTTTCTTTCATCAGATTGTTTAACTCTTTTTGCAACTTTAGTAATTCGTTTAGTTCTACATCGTTATTTGCTATATAACTAATAATTTCCCGCTGCCTTGTTTTGTTCTTTGTCATCTCCATTACTGCCATTTATCACACCTCCAAAAATTCCCCGCCTTTTAATTTCACACACTTAATTGATTGCATATAACGCATTTCAAATAGTTTTCGTTTGAGTATAAACTCGTTTGTTAACATGCCTTTGACGTCGATTAACTCCTCATGCCCATCATTGTATTGTACGAGAAAATCAGCTTTATATTTAATAGCTCGATACAGTTTTCCGTTTTTTCGAAAGCTTTCTTGTAACACAAACTCTGGCTGTAAATCGAAACTAACTACTTCACCAGTCATTTTTAATAGTTTCAATTGCTGATAATATGCTGCTTCCGCTTTGCTATCGAACTTTATATTGTCAATAACAACTTTCTTCGCATTGTATTTATTTCGCGTACTCGTTTGCTTCGTTAATGACGTACGCCGTATATTTCGCCTCAATTTCTTCGTCCCCCATTTGTTCAATTTCGCTAATTTGGTAGTTTGTGACTTCTGCAATCGCATTAGCCATAAATCTGATGCTCGCTAATCTTTTACTCAGATTATTAATATTTTCTAGCGCTGTTTCTGCTGTCATTTTTTTATTCACCCTTTCGCTCAAAATGGCAAATCATCTTCATTAATATCAATCGCCTTGCCTTCGTCTGCAAATGAATCACTCTTCTGACTCGTATCTGCTCGATATGAGCTTGTTTTATTGTTATTTGAATAATTAGCTTGGTTTTGATAATTATTCGATGTAGCGCCTTCTGCGTTGATATTTTTAGGCTCTAAGAATTGAACTGTTTCAGCAACTACCTCAGTAACGAAAACGCGTTTACCGTCGCTGTCCTCATAATTACGAGTTTGAACACGTCCATCAACGCCTGCCATGCTTCCTTTTTTCAAGAAATTAGCTGCGTTTTCCGCTGGTTTACGCCAAACAACACAATTAATGAAATCGGCTTCTTGTTCTCCTTGTGCATTTTTAAATGGGCGATTTACTGCTAGCGTAAAAGTCGCAACAGCTACTCCAGCTGGAGTGTAACGTAATTCAGGGTCTTTCGTTAATCGTCCTACAAGCACTACACGGTTCATCATTCGTTTGCCTCCTCAAATTTTTTAATTTGTGGTCGTTCTCCGAAATTTTCAAGTATATAATTTTTCGCGTTTTTAATTGCTTTTCTAAATTCATCTAATCCATTTACTTCGATTTTTTTCTGAACTAAAGGAATCACATTATCTTTATAATATTCGATTGCTTTATCTCGAGTGTCTAAAACAAAAACGTCTATAAAATCGACTGGAAAATTAATTAATACTCCGCCACTTTCAACTTCACTAACTTGTATAAAAACATTGCTTTTTGCATAGAACGGATAAATTGCAAAGTCTATCCCATCTATCGTCACTTGCATCCCCACCTTCACAGCCCATCCACTTTTCGTCGCAATCTGGAACACTTTATCTTTTTCAGATATTTTTATTGTGCTAGTCATTTGTTCTCCCCCTATACAATCCCTAAGACGACAAATCCGTCTTTTTGCTCATAATCCGTCATGTAAACTACTTCAACAGCGATCTGAAAGCCTGAAAATTCATGGTTCCATTCGCGTAAAATCAAAATATCTCCTACTTGGAAATCGCGGTCATTCTTTCTAATTTCGAACGTTTTTCGTCCTTCCGTCACAGCTGCAAAAAATTCGGGTGTTATTTTTAATTCGTGTGTTTTAGTCATTTAGACGCTTCCTTTCACTCGTATATTGGTCGTTTATATATTTCGTAATAATCTGTATAAATCTGCTTCGGCGTGTCGTCTATATCGTCATACATAGCCCTTTCCGCTGCTGCTCTTGTTTTGAATATACCTAGCGACTTCTAATTGTTCCAAAAACTACATATCAACTCATAGACGTATTCTTTATTTTTCCGGCTTTGTTTAGTCATTTATTCCAAACTCCTTCCGCACATTGGACAGTAATTGATATTCCTAGCTGTTAAACCGTAGTAGCTGAAAACTCCTAAGTTGCCAGTGCTATCTAGTCTAACAACACCAGGTTCTTTATACTCTTCATCAAAACTTAGTAAAGGCTCGTTATTCATCATAGAGTCATTCTTACAATACTCACACATTATTTCGCCACCTCTTTCACCATGTAAGTTCCGTCATCATCTAAACTCAAATGATACTCTTTCAATGTTTCAGCTTCATCGTGTAACTGATCACTCAAATCTGTTTCTTTGTCATATTTATCGTATAAGAATGCTTCTACGTCTAATTTTATTAACTTAACATAATAATCTTCATCAACTTCTCCATCGCAGAAAACTTGCTTAGCATTTTCTACCCATTTTTTGGCTGTTAGCAAATCCGTTGTCCACTCTGTTGCTTCGTCATATGTTACTACCCCATATAAAATCATTCCGACACCTCTCTCTTTCTTGCTCTCACAAGTGCGGTAGCGGTTCCTCCAGATAGATAGTTCCAATCAGAAGAGGAATACGTACTGAAATGGACTTCGATAATCTCGTGTGTTTTGGAAAGCTCGTTTAATTGGTCGTCTATGTTTACGTATTTCGCTCGTGACTCACTGTATCCCACAAATTCAAACCATTCCTCGTTCATTCCGCCACCTCCAATAATTCCGGATTCACTTCCAAAATAGTTGATTCGTGTACAGGCGGATACATCAAATCGCCGTCCACGATCAAATCATATTTAGCTTCTCCGCACTCGCATGTACCGCAAAAAATGATATGTCGTGTGTGCTTCTCTAATGCTTCTCTTAACGTCATTTACTTTTCCTCCAATAGTTCCGGATTTTCGTGAATGTTGCCTATCACTTCGATTTCATATAATCCTGACATTGAAACTTCGCTAAAAACATTACTGTCAAAGTAATAAGTCGAAGGAACTTTTATATCAAATGCAGGATAGCCATCTTCTGAAAAATACTCCACTTGAGAATTGAATACGTGAAAATCATCTTCTGAAAATGCTACAATATCCCCTTCAAAAATCTTCTTGCCGTTTTTGTCTTTTAAGACTGTGTATTGCATCAGCACGACATCATCAAAGTTGTACCAGTCGACGCACAGCGTACATTTCGCATTACCACAACCGCTCACACCTACAGCTTCTGTTTCGTTAAAACACAAATCCGTAACAGGAAGCATTTTCTTTTTACTTTTTACAAACGCTCTAAATCCAATCTCTCTCATGCTTCACCCTCCGTTTCTTCAAAAGAAAAGAAGTTAATAGGTTCTAACTCCGCAATTTTGTACGATTTTCCACTCTCTTTATATCTCCAAGCGTGTTTTTTCAGCATTTCTAAGTCTTTAAACACCGCTAGAGTTCTTTTACTACGATGTTTAGCAACCTGTAAATCCTCGTCAACTATTGCATATAATTCCATATTTACTCCTCCTCTAATCCGTCAAAGTGTTCATATGCATCACCATCGAAATCAGCATTATCATCAGTGTTTATAAATTCACCGTCTTCGCCTTTTTCGTAATAAGCGTAGGTTGCCGGGAATTTATCTAAACAATCTTTGTGCCAAGCGTTTCCATCAAAAACAATAATTTCGTCATATTGAGTGAACGTTTCATCACATTCTTTACAGTTAACAGATTCTTGTTTTGTCGCGCTTTCGTCTAAAACCAATTCCTCTCTACTGCAAAACGCCACATCATTAAATCCAAAATCAACCGCGCACTCCATTTCGGGTGGTCTAAAATCGTTAATGCTAACTATCTTTCCAGATACGTTTTTATCTTTAATCCAAGTAACTTTATCTCCTTCTTTAAATCTCATGCTTGTTCCTCCTTGAGCCTTTGAGTAAGCGATAACACATATCTTCTTTCTACCGTCTCACATAAATTCAAACTAGCTCTATACTTAATTTCGTTAAACGTCATGTTTGTAACTGCTTTCGCGTGATCATAAATCGTTAAAGTTTTATCTTTGAACATTGCCGGATTTCGCAAAATAAATTTATACATTTTTGTAATGTGATTATAGTGTCGAATTTCTGTCGGTTTCCCGCCAAGTCTTGACACGTGCCAGTAATATTTTCCCAAGAGAAACATCCTTTCTAATCAACTCTAATTACTCTTAACCCCTTATCAGTCGTCCTCTTTCGATAACTTGGCGTAGCATAAAACAAAATCGTCTCACGCTTCACTTTCTGAAACACCGCTAGTTCGTCTACTGTGCCGATTATTAGTAGTTCATCCGCTTTATAAAGTGCGTATTCTGTCATGCCTTCGCCTCCTCTTCGGCAGCCAATTTGGCTTTTATCTCCGCGACTCGTTTTTCTAGCGCTTCCTTTTCTTCTTCCGTCATCTCTGGCTTTTTAGGCGCTTCTTGCTGCTCTTTGTCGAACCAATCTGGTAATATTTCCTGTTTTACTGGTTTGTTGTATTTGTTGAAAGCAGGCTTGTTATATTTTTGCTCTAGTTCTATCTGTCGTTGTTTTTCCGCTGCATCAACATCAGCTATTGTTTTAAATCCTCTGCTTTCCCAGTTTTTAAGAATTTTATTAACGTAAGCATAATTTCGTTTATTAGCTCCTTGTTCAGAAGTAACCTCTAAAGCCTTCATGACAATTTCTCGATTACCTGCAAAATCATCTACCCAAGCAAGTAGTTTTTCGAGTTCGATTGGAAGCATCATTCCGAATCCGTTTTGTTCCCAAAAATCTTTGAAATTTAAATCGCTGTTGTTGTTGTTTTTATTACATTCTTTAGTTCTTACATTCTTGTTAGTTGTTAGCTGTTTGTTAGCTGTTTGTGAGTCGTTTGTTAGCTGTTTGTTAGCAAGTGTGTTAGATTTATTTTCCGAGTCTTGATAAACGCCCCAGTTCACTATGTTTATAAGGGTGTTTACCTTTGTTGATTCCTTTGTTAGAAATCCGTAATTTTCAAATCTTTTTAGAGCTGTCCTGACATTTTGCGAAGAGATACCTTTGCCGCATTCCTCCGTAATTGACTTAATACTTGTGACGAATTCACCTGGTTTTGCTTTGAAAGGTTTCCCCATCCACTCCCACTCGTTTTCCTTGTGATTTGCCATCATTAACAAAGTCACAAGGATGGTTTTTTGCTCGGGTGTAGAGCTTCTCCATATAGGCTTTTCTTTCAAATCTCTATGCAATTTAACCCACCCATGTGACATGCTTCTTTTCTCCTTTCAAATTAGATCATTGACCCTTGAACTACCGAGCCAGCTTCTAACGTGTCAGACGGCGTTATAGGCGCCTCTATAATGTCCGGTATTGATTCATCGTCTGTAACGTCTTTTCGTTCTCTAGGCTCTGCTTCGTCCTCTGTAACCGCTGTTTGCATGTCGATGGATAAGATGCCCCATTTACTTAACATGTTTCTAAGAACAGTCTTTTTAGCCATTGCATCGTAATCTTTTTTCCATCCAAAGTCTGATTTACTAAATTTCTTTTTATGTGCTTCAATTTCTTTGCGAGTCCAATAGACCGTTTTTTCAAAGCCATTTATCAACTGAAAATAACCACAGTAACCAACGACTTTTTCACTTGTATTGTTGTCTAAATCTAGTTCGATTTCTTCAGTAAGTCGATTCCATTTTAGTAACTCGCCTTCTCGCACTTCGATAACATTAATACTTTTATATTGTCCTGTGCGTAGTGCTAACTGGATGTATCCTTTATAACCAAGCTGAAACTGTGCTCTGCCTTTGTAAGGAACAATCCACGCATAACCTAAATTTTTGTCAATCGGTAAATCTAGTGTTGCCGCTACCATGGCAGAAGTAACAACCGTCATTGGGTCTGTTTTTTGTAAATAGTCGTCGCCATTGTAAAGATTTAAAAGGGAAGTTAAAAATTGAGGCGCTTTTTTATCTAGTACCTTTTCGAATTTCTTGCGCATTGTCGGTGCTTCTAGCAAACCTTTTAAGTCTAATGATTGTGCGCTTGCTACTTGCCCTCCATTTTGTTTATTTGCTAATTTATTTTTTAATTCATCGTTAGTTGCCATTATTTATTCTCCTTCACTGCAAATTTTCTATAACTAGTTTCTTTACGTAATTTTTTGTAAATGTCTGGATGTTCTTCTTTTAAACGTTTAGTGTCTACTCTTGAAGTAATAACAGGCTTCCAAGTAATCGTAAATTCGTCTGCGATGGCTGTTTCAGCTTCTTTTAAATCATTCTTGATATTATTATCAATTTCTTTCTTTCGTGTCTCTAAAAGCTTTATATCGCGTTCTAAATTTGCTCTTTCAGCCAAAAATTCGTTGTATTTTTTTGATAAAATAACTTGTTTAGCTTCTGACTTAGCAAAACGATCTTTTAAATATTTTTCTGCGGCACTTGAACCGTCTAGCGCTGGCGCTACATATCCTTTTACGTTCGTTTCCCAAAAGTCTAACTCAAAAGCAATTATTTGATTGATTAACTCGTCATCGCGTTTAATTTCTTTCCAAATGAATTTATTTCCTCCAATAAGAACAGCTACATATGCTTTGCTTTTACCTGTGACCGCTAAATAGTGTTGTATTTGCACTAGGTAAGTCGCTGGTACTTCGTCAGCTTCCCATTCTTTTGCTAGATATGCTGATGCTGTTTTACATTCCAAAATAGCGTCTTCACCAACCACAAACCTATCAACGTTCGCCAACATAAAATCATGCTCTGGATGTTGATACATCATGTTGCTACGTCTTACTTTCTTTCCAGTTCGCTTTTCGAATTCTTTTGCGACAACTTCTTCCATTTGATTGCCCCAGTATGCGGCTTCTCCCGCTGATTCATCTGGCAAAACTTGGTCTGTCTTATCTAGCCACAGCTCAAATGCTGTTTTGTACTGATTTAACCCCATGATGATTCCCGCATCGCTTCCACCGATACCTAGGCGCCGAGTCAGCAACCATTGTGTCCTATCCATGTCTTTTACGCTCGCTAAGATGTTCATTGTCTTTTCTTTTGCTACAGCCATATATGTTACCTCCATTGATTTTTTAATGGATTCGAGGTATAATTCTGTTAAGGTAATATCTCAAATCCCGGACCTGCGCTGCTACGCGGGTCTTTTTTAATGCCTAAAATCATCGTCCCAAAGATCATCTACCACAAGCGGATTCTCAACCATGTTTATCACTTCCTCTCAGCCAGTAGCCTGCGATTACAGACATAAACGACACGAAAATCATTACCATAAATACATCCATTATCTTGTGACCTCCTCGTATCCCTTTAACTTCAACTCTTCGATATAGTCAGTCATGTTGTCGCAACCTGTCTCGTTTAACGGGATTTTCTGCTGAAACGCCGGATTAGCAATCATTTTTGTTCTGCTATTTGTATGAATTTCGCTATCTCCGAAGTTTGTTGTCTTTCTGAAAACTCTTTCTGTCATTGTTGTAGCCCTCCTTCAAGCCATATTTTTTGTGTTTTCTTCAATCCAAGTGAAAACTAAATTCCGTGGATATCTAGATTGCAAATGCTTAAACTTTGGAAATCCTTCTTTTTTTACAATCGTCGAACTAACATAAGACGTTGTGCAAGAAAATATTTCTGCTAAATGTTTGTTGGTTAGCAGTTCGGGATACTCCATGAACGACTTGCGTCCATCGGCTACGCCTTCTTTATATGCTTTATCAGCAACTGCTTTAAAAATTGGCATTAACATTTCCGCGTCTTTCTTCGCTAAGGATATATCCATTTAACTCTCTCCTTTGTTAAACTATTATTTATTCCGGCTTTGTATTAAGCCCTCTTTTTGGTAAAATTTATCTCTCTTTTCTAAAATTTGCTGTAAATCTATACTGAAAGTTTTTGCAATACTTGTGTTTAGTGTTAAGGCAGTTGCAATCACGTCTGCAATTTCTGCAATAGCTTGTTTAGCTGCTTCTCGTTGTAACATGTCACCTTTTCTTAAATTGAACGTCATCGTATCTAAGCCGTTTCTCAGCGTGTTTATCGCTTCTATTACTTCTAGTTCAAATCGACAGGTTAAAGATGCGTGGTGGTTGTCCAGCCCGTTCAGTAGAGGCGGAATCATTCCATTGCTAAATTCATGTGCGAATAAGTAAGTACTCTGTGGCTCGTTGTAGCTATCAATTAACTGTTCTGCTTGTTCAAGTGAAACTGTTCTCTTTCCTTTTAACTGGTTACTTATTAACGCTGGCGTTACATAACTGTCTATCGCTAGCTCTTTTTGCGAATGAGTTTCTGCTAAAACTTGCATCGCATTTTGTGCATATGTTGATTTTTGAAACATAATATCTCAATCCTTTTTGTTTATTTTTTAGCGATTAATTAACAACTTATTGTTATATACTATTGTTAGTCGCTCCCCGTGACTATTGTTGTCTGTATGAGCGTCGTTGTGGTAGGCGACGCTTAACTTATAACTTGATCGTGTTCTTCTAATAACTTGTTTAATAGATATACTTGTCCTTTGCCTGTTATTTGTGGGGTATAAGTGGTTTTCATTAAGCCGTTTCTGTCTGTATGAATATATGTTTTTTGTTCGAACAATCCTAAGTTCATCGCCTTTTGCGATGGTTTGTTGTAATAAGCACCTTTACTTAGCAAATAACCGCTTCCTCTCAGCCATTCGAAAAGCCTGTTTTGCCCTATATCTAATCCTTTTTGTTTTAGAATAGTAGCTAAATCTTTTACTAAAATTGTGTTCTCGCTCGTTTGTACAGCTTCCGCAAAAACTACTTTCGGCTTTTGCTCCTCAAGTTGCTTTAAAGCCACTTGCTTCTCTTGTTGTTCCTCAATCCATTTTTTAGCTCTAGCGACTGGATCTTCTATCATGTATGAAAATGCTGGATATTCAGTTGCTAATTTCCTCGCTTGTTTTTCTACTTCAATGAAGTATTTTCGAATTGCTCGACCCATTTCATTGTTTTGTACCATCGCTAATTCCTTAGCAGTGTCTAAAGTTAGTAAGTATTCTGTTCTAGGTCTTCCAAATGTACTTTCTCCCAAAATTGGGAAATAGTCTTCATCCTTTGAAAATCCGTAATTACTAAACTTATCGGTAATCCAAGTAGCAAATTTTTTACCGACTTGCAAGCTTTGATGTAGTTCGCGTGCATTTACGAATTTCTCGCCTTTTTCGTTTTCCATAACTGGCAACATATCATTTGCAATTACTTGTAAATTAGTCATTTTATTTCCTCCTATTTTGGTTACTCTCCAATCTGCTATAATTAGTTTGATTGGAGGTGATATTATGGCTTATAGCGAAAAAATTGCTGACGATATTAGAAAACTTTATGCTGCTTCTCCTCTCGGTATCTCCGAATATACTTTAGAACAGTATAGTCAGCAGGATGTCTCAGATACGGTTAATGCGATGCATGCAATTGATCAAGAAAAAATTCAAGAAACGGAAATTGATTACACGGGAACCGCTCGAATTACTTTTAACAAATAAACTACATATCCGCTGTTATTAGTATCTAGCGGCGGATAAATTTCTTATAAGCCTTTTCTCAAACTTTTTCGTGACTTTTCGTTACAACTCTATCAAAAAAAATTTCATCTACCTTTCTATTGTATAACTTTGCAATATTAAACATCAGTGTTAAGGACGGATTTCTAGATCCATCTTCTATATATCCAAGATGTTGTGGCGTTATCCCCAAAGACCTTGCTACACTTGCTTTACTTCTCTCTCCCCTTAGTTCTTTAAGGTTGTTACTCATAAAATGCTCACCCTCTTTCGTAACTTTATGTTACTTTATATATATTAATATACACGTAACTTTACGTTACGTCAAGAGATAATTGTAACTTTTTTTTACATATCGAGATTTTAATTGAACGTAACACAAAGTTACTATATCATTGTGAGTACAGGAGGCGATTATATGTTCGGTGACAGATTACGTTCATTACGCGAAAACAAAAATCTAACTCAGCAAAAAGTAGCTGATGATTTGAATATAAAAAGAGAAAATCTTTCTAATTATGAAAGAAATAAAAGAGAACCCGATTACGAAATGCTGAAAAAACTAGCTGAATATTATGGAGTATCACGCTCTTATATATTAGGTGAAACAGATAAAAAACATTATTGGGAGTTGAATGACAAGGACGAACGAAGCATTCAAAAAGATCTTCAAAAAATGATTGACGATCTTTCTAATTCAGACGCCTTTGCTTACTCGAAAGAAGATGGAGAAATGGATGAAAACACAAAAAAACTATTAATTATGTCTCTTGAAAATTCGTTAAGGATTGCAAAAGAAGAATCTAAGAAACGATTTACTCCTAAAAAATATCGAAAATAAATTAGGTGGGATAGTATGGAGATGAGTGAATTTATACAGCAACAGATACAAAAGCTTGTTAATATTCATGAAACAAGAAATCCGTTTTTAATTGCGAAAGAAAAAGATATTCTTATATTAAAAGAAGACTTAGGTGAAGTTTACGGTTATTATAATAAAATAAACAGAATTAAAATGATTCATTTAAATAACCTCTTTTCAGATGAGCGGCAATTGTTTACTTGCGCTCACGAACTATGCCACGCTCTTATACATCAAGATGAAAATACCCCCCAACTTTCAAAACAAACTATTGTATCAGAGTGGAAAGTTGAAAAAGAAGCCAACTATTTTGCAACACAGCTGCTTATAGACGGAAGCCATTTAGAACATTATATTGATACTACAGATAAAATAATTAACTTTTATGGATTACCCGAAGAAATGAAAAAATATATATAAGGGAGTAGATGAATATGAAAAAATGGATAGTTTTATGTTTTATATTATTGCTTAGCTTAGTACTATATGCGTGCGGAGAACCAGAACTAGATATTAGTGATAGTACTGGAAAAGGATATTATTTAAACCAAACAGGAAAAACCTCTGATAATGCAAAAATAACATTAAAGGATGAAAATGGGGACTCAAAAAAAATCGAGACAGATAATAATAGTTTTACTATGCTTTTTCCTAGGCTTAATTCGAAGGCAACTTATACCGTATTAGCTGAAAAGGACGAAAAAACCTCGGAGACCGAAATTGTTGTTCCAAAACAAAAAAAACTTGTTTCCTATGAAGATTTACAAGGACAGTTTAACTATATTTTTGAAACAGAAGATGATTTATCTATCTCTCTTCCTGAATCAGTAACTAGTGACGCTGAAGTAACTAATGGATTTAAAATAATGTCTGATGGTAATAACGTGATGTCGTTACTATTAACATATAGCTCTAACGATAAAATAGGTATTACAGATTATAATGATTTTACTTATTCAATTGCAGCTATTATGATGTCCTTAGATTCAGAAAACGGTTTAGATAAGGTACTTAATGCTCTCAATAACAGCATGGATGATCAAAAAGATACAAAAGTTTCTGTTAATGAGATTACATATCAATTTTCAACAATCAATACCAGTTCAACAAATTTAACCACTTTAGAAATATATCCAAGTTGATAACTATTCCTGTCATAGTAATTTTAATAATTATGTTTTTATAAAAAGGAGATGCGGGATGAGCAAGTATAGACACTTGTTAAAAAAATGGTGGTTATGTGTGATTTTTTTATTAATTATATTAAGTTTGTTTAATGGTATATGGGTTCTTTTATTTTTCGCTACTCTAGCGACTTTGACATTTGCTGTAATAAAAGTTATTAAAAATGAAAATCGCCGAAAATATACGTTAATCATTATAGTAACTACAGTTTTACTTCTTACTTTTTCTTTAGTAAGAACCGTTCAGCTTTATAATTATATTGTGGAGAATCCAGAAGAAAATGTAACAACAGATGACCCAAAAAAGGATATTAAAGAAGATGCCGAAACAAATGAAGTAGAAGAAACAGAAGAAATGGATCAAGCAGACGCTTCTACGGCATATACAGTCACTCAAGAAGGTATAGAGTCTTTTAACGAGTCTATTAATCGATTAATTTCTGAATCAAACGGAATACTAATAAAAGTGGTTCCATTCGAAAATGAATATGATATGTTAATTGCATATGTAACTCAAGACTTAAAATATCAAGATGAAACAATCAAACAAAAAAATGCTGATTATTTAGGGAATGAAATACAACAACGCGCTCTTGGTACTCTTTTTGGGGGAGATAGCAATCATAGGCCCATGGTTGAGCTAAGATATGAAGACGAGACAAAGATGGCTGGAAGTAGTGCTTTTGATAAAACTAATATGAAGCTCACAGGAAAATAAAATATAAAGGGAGCAGATAAAATGAAAAAAGGGATGGTTTTATTAACGGGTTTTTTATTAGCTTTTAGTATTTTTATAGTGGGTTGTGGAAATGAAAAAAATGATGTACAAGTCACGAATACTAATGATAAATCAAATTTCAAAGAGTCTAAGAAAGAAAAGTTCACTCCTAAAAATTTTGAAAGCTATTACGAGACGACAGGCTATTTGTATATTAATATTATTAATTCGATGACGGATGAAGATTTGCAAAGAGTAAATGAATTGAACAATAAGTTAGCACAACAATTAGATGAGATAGAATCGTCAATGAACAATAAGAGTATTGATAGTTCTTTTAAAGTTGACTTAAATAATTATTTAAATAATCTTACTGACTTTAAACAAAACATAGAAAACTCTAATTACGATTCTGTTTCTGATATTAGCTATAGAATCGGAGCTAGTGTAAAAGCCTTAGCGGATAACCACTATGACGAGAATCTTCCAGCTGCTGTAACTACCTTTATTGAAGAAAGAGAAAAAGACCAAACAAAAAAAGAATATAGCGTTGGAGACAAACAAACACTGGGTGGTATTACAGTTACGCTCGTGTCTGCCGATAAAACTTCTGAAAGAAACCAATTTGATGAAACTAAACCCAAAAATGTAATTAAGGTAAGTTATAAGGTTGAAAACAATTCAGGAAATGAATACTATGTTAATTCTGATATCGATGTATATGACTCTAACAGCACTATGGGCACAAGATATCCACTTGATAACACCACCGGAAAAATATTAAATGGAAAAAATATGAATGCAGAATATTATGCTGGAGTTGACGAAGGCGGAAACATTGAAATTGTTTTCAATTTATTTTCAGATGCTAGTTTAACTTTTCATGCAAAAATTTAAAAGAGGGCCTCCGGGCTTTTCTTTTTACCTTTCCGCATTTTTTCAACAGATTTTCTGCAGGTTTTCTGCTGATTTTTGTTTTGTTTTCTTAACTAAGTAAGTTATAAGCTTGTTTTTTTGCTTATTTCTCTGCAGATTTTTACCCTCTTTGCTAAGAATTATGCTAAGATATAGTAAATAGATTGAAACAACAATTGAAAATTTTTTTAAAAGGAGGGAGTAAAATGGCAAAGTATGATTTTTCGATAAGATATTACGGAAATGCTTTAGAAGATGGCAGAATACCTATAAAAGATTTAGCTCCTTCCTTACTTGCTTTATCAGAATCATTTCACGAAATTCAAAAAATATCAAATCCCAATGAACCAGAACTTTCATTAGATATTAAAGCCACAAGTGAAGGATCTTTTATAGTAGATTTACTCTTATCAAATGGAAAAGATCTATTAAATCAAGCTATTAGCTTATTGACTAATAAAGAGAATGAAGCAGTACTGAATTTAGCATCTTATGTAAGTATTTTTTTAGCAGCCATCCCCCTCATAAAAAAATTAAAATCCCATAAAATGACTAATCAAGATGAGAATAAAGATGGACATACAACCCTTACATTTGATGATAATAGTTCTATTACTGTCCCGAATGAAGTCGTAGAGTCTTGTAAAAGTATTACATTTAGAAAAAGTGTTCGTAAATTTGTCCAACCATTAGAAAATGAAGGTATTGAAGGAATAGACTATTACCATTCCAAAGAAGAGACTTATACTATTCTTAAAGAAGATTATTCTTTATTCGAAGTCCCGCAGACTAAAAATAAAGAGTTAGAACCAACTATATCTGAAGTGTATCTTCAAATTATAAATGTAGCTTTTGAACACGGGAAATGGAAATTTTCGGATGGAACCAATCAATTTTTCGCTTCGATAGAAGACGAGGAATTTATAGCAGCGGTCGAAAAAAACCAACAGCAATTTGGTTCTACAGATACACTAAGAGTAATTCTACAAAACAACCAACAACTTACAAGCAATGGTTTGAAAAGTGAATTTGTTGTAACTAAAGTTTTAGAACACCTGAAAGGTGCACAACAAATAGCGCTTGACTTGGAATAATATCAATAAACTAATTAAAGCCTCCGGGCTTTTCTTTTTACCGAAAAAAGAACGTATGTGCGAAAGGAGATATTTTGATATGGCTACAATACAATCATATATAACAAAATCTGGCGAAAGATTTTTTTATCAGATTTACGAAGGCGTCGATCCAAAAACAAGAAAACCTATATTCAAAAAGAAAAGAGGTTTTTTAACTGAATTAGATGCTCGATTAGCGGCTAAAAATTATGAGGATAACGCTGGGGAAGAGAAAAAAATAGTCGATTATTCTAAATTAACTTTTTTAGATGTATATAATGAATGGTGGAAATTGACTTCAATAGGTTTAAAAATAAGTACAGTTGCAACATATGAATCATTATTTAAGAATCATATATTGCCTGTTTTAGGAATGTGGTCTATTCAGAGCATAACAAAAAAAGATGCTCAAACATTTATTACTGACTTAATGGCTCTAGTTAATGATCCAGATATTGAACTTTCTCGTTCTACAGTGCAAAATATTAAAATCAAAACAGCACAAGTCTTTAAATATGCAACGGAAATGGACTATGTAGATAAAAACGCATTTGAATTTGTAGTAGTTCCGAGATCGTTTGACGATTTGTACGCAATGGATGATGAAGAACAACAACGAGATTTTTGGTATCGAGATGAATTGTTAACTATGCTGAATTATTTTAAAGAAGAGTGCGAAAACAACGTTTATATGCTATTTAGATTACTTGTTTTTTCAGGTGCGAGAAAAGGAGAAATTTTAGCATTAAAAATTTCAGATGTTAACTTCGATAGAAGCGGAATCCATATAAGAAAAACTCTTTTTTATAAAAAGGGATATCACTTATTAAAAACTAAAAATTATAAAACAAGATTTATCCCACTCGACGACATTACAATCCATGAATTAAATAAACATATTGCTAACTTAATTGATACTACTAAAATATTAGCTGCTGAAAATATAAAATTTAATAATGATAACTTCTTGTTTCCTCGCTCTAATGGAGAACCTCAACGACTAGCAATGCCAAATGATGAACTAAATAAATTGTATAAAAAGCACCCAGATCTTTTAAAATTAAAAATTCATTCATTTAGACATTCGTACGCCTCTGCTCTTTTTGCCGAAGGGAAGCCCGCTAAAAAAGTTCAAGCTTTACTTGGACACAAATCAATCAAAGAAACTATGGATACTTATACGCACGTAATTTTAGATTATTATGATCCAGAAATAGAAAAAGACACCCTCCCGTTGTATAATTTCATCTAACTATGCCAAAAATTATGCCAAAACTAAAAAATCAACAAAAAAAGCATTCCCCTTCGAAAAAGGAAATGCTTTGAAACGTTGATAATTAACGTTTTGAGAACTGAGGTGCACGACGTGCGCCCTTCAATCCGTATTTTTTACGTTCTTTCATGCTATGTAAAAAATAGATTTTGTTCTAGTTTCTTCTATATAATAAAACCGCTTAATCAATAATTTATTCCAAATAAATATTAACTGTAATTAACTGTGATTCAAATTAAATTATGCCAAAAGCTATGCCACTATCTAAATCTACTATGCCAAATTTGAAATCTATGAAAATCTATGCAATAATATTCACATGAACGATACTATCGTTCACTCAATTATTTCATTCATCTCATTTAGCTGTTTGACATCCCTTTAAAAATAAATGAACATAACAGCGCCCCGAAAAAATTCGGGGTTTTTTTATTTATTAGTAGACATTATCAAAATCGCATATTGCAATGTAAATGCAAAAAAAGACCCCTTAACTTCGTTGTTAAGGGGTCTTTTTTATTTATAATGTTGTAAATTTAGCGATGTTGTCATAAGCCATTTTATCCACTCTAATGTAATCAGAAGTCTTGATATAAAACGACCAGAACCAACCATCGTTTTCAACAGCGCAACGCACCCAACCATTTTTTAAACTTGACGGTAAAACTCTAATAATTTCATTCTGTGAAATCTTTATAGTTCCTGCGCCGTTCGGTTTCGAGGGGATTTTTTTAGTTGTTTTTGAAACAGCGGCAACCCAGCCGTTAGAGTTCACAGGGCAAAGTCTATCTGTTAAAGATGTATAACCTTTTATTTTCCGGAAGATTACATATCCCCCACCTTCGTATTTCAAAATAGCTCCGCGCGGCAAATAGCCGACGATTTTCCTGTTTTTACCAGATTTTACATTATATATTGGCAAACTACCATAAACGCATATATCTTTTTGACTCATCTTGTTGCCCCCTGCTTTTTATTTTAAGAAATAGTTAGCTGTGTAGTACCAACCGTCTTTGTCATACCATAACTCTAAATAACCTTTTTTATTGTCGTACCAAGAAAGTTTTGTTCCAGGCTTGTACCATTTGATTTTGCCTGAATTCAGTCGCGTGTTATCCCAGACTGGAATACGTAAATCTTTCGCGGATTTAATTTTTACAGGAATGCGACCTTTCGCATCTTTTTTAGCTACAACATCGCAAAAGCTCTTATACATGTAGTATAATTTGTCGTTGATGTACGTCTTGTACCAATATTGATTATGTTCGTATACTAAGAACTCAGTTCCCGATTTATACATGCGGAATGGCGACGATTTAAAGTCCATTTTTGGAAGCAATGGCGCACTGTCAACAACTTTTCCATCATGTCTGTTTTTATTTTGTGATGCACCTTTCAATTTTGCATTGACTGCGTTTCTGAAACGTGTTAATTCGGAAGGTTTCGCAACCCAAGGCGCAGGACAATTTTTTCCGGTTACATCGTAATGACGGATAATGTCACTAGCCGTTAAATCGTATGTTTTGCATAGCTCTGCAGCTACATCAACTGATCGATTAAATGTTGCTGCAGTGATATTCCCGTTTTTATCTAAGCACATTTCAATACCAATTGAGGTTAAATTCGCATTTCCGCCGCGATAGTAACTTGTACTTGCTTGAAGAGCTGTTAATTTGCAACTTCTTTCGTTTGCATGGTATGCAACTTCATTTAGAGGGATAATACAAATAGCTTCATTATCATCAATAAAAATATGTGCAGAAGCGTAACGCTCTTTTAAATCTCTAAAATATCGTCTGTGATTATCTGCGCTTGCCCCAGGGTTTGCAGTATAGTGCATAACAATCTTACTTACTCTAAGCAACTTATATCCTGGGCGTGAAAATTGATTTTTATTGATATAATTATATTGTAGTACTGACATTATTTATCATCCTTTCTTGGTTCTGAATAATTCATTACTTTCAAACTATCGGAGAATTTACTAGTTGTTGGGTCCATCAAAATACCGACAACGGCTACAATTGTGGTAATAATTGCCATTGGGCTATTTAGGAACCTTACAAACGAAAGCCACAAGACGGACCAGTTATCTAAATCAGATATAGTAAAGCCTCCCGCTGTCCACGCGACGCCTAGAACTGTAATAAGAGTTGCCACAACAGTTCGCCAGTTTTTCAATCGTACCTTCCAGTTAATTTTCATCATTTCACCTCCTTTTCATTTTTTTCAGTAACATATTTCCAAATCGCTTTATCTTCCCGTTTCAATAAAGCAATCTCTTTATCGTGGTCGTTTTGCTTTTCTCGTAAACTCATACGATCTTTCTTGCTTTCAGACATTTCTTCTCTAAGACTTTTTAAAGTTATATCAAGAGAATCTATCATATTCCGCAAAGGTGCGACTAATGCCCATCTAATTACAAATCCCACAATTGCCGCTATTAAGCTAATTAAAGCTATTAACTCCCCCACGCTCATTCCTGCTATCGATATGCTCCCAAGTACCAATTTTCATCATCCCCTCGTTGTCGGTCCATAAAAAATAAGCCTATTCGGCTTTTGCTTCTTTCATAGCGATTATTTCATCTGCTTGTGATCTCGTTATTTTTTTTAAAGTAACGAATTTATTAACATCTGCTTTAGTATAGTAGCCACCGACAAAATAATCTTTTACTTTTTCATACCAATTAATCATCTACAAAACACCTGCTTCCGCCAAAGATAATAGTAAGTTTGCATTATCTTGTTGCGTTTGTTCCGTCTTCTGCTCGACTTCTGCTACATACAGCATTAAGTCAGCATAATCTTGCGTTAATTTTTCTATTTCTGATAGTGGAGGAGGGTCCATAACACTTGCGTCTTCACCAGCGCTCCATTTTTGGGTCTTTACATTAAAAACTGGATTTACAGAAGGAACTGGCGGCGCAATTAATGTATAACCATCTGGAACCTTTTCCCCTTTTTCCAAAACAATTAAGTCGTCACGTTCAAAAATACCGTCTGCATCATATTTAAAAACTTTTATTAACTCGCTCATGTTGTCACCTCTTTAGTTAAATAAATTATGCCGTCAAGTCCAGTGTTCACGTCTACCGAGCCAACACCAACAATATTTATATCAGCACTCACACTTAGATATATATTCGCTTGATTACTTGCTGCTGTACTCTGCTGTGCAGCGGAATAAAGTTTATTCCAGCTCGCATCAGGAGCTAAAAAAGTTGGCAATGTTGCACATATACCTGTCCCGTTCCCGGTCCCTTTTCCTACAATTCCGCTAACAATAACTAGAAACCGGTTGCCAAACTTAATGTATCGAGCGACTAAAGGCTGACTTGCAACAAATCCGTTTTTTGGCGTCAAAGTAACGCTTTGCACCGCACTAGCTAGTTCGAAAAAAGTTTTTGCATCAGCAAGTGCTTTATCTGCTTTAGCCTGTGCGCTAGATGCTGTTTCTTTTGAATTCCAGTTAGTTTTATCTGCTGCGGTGACATGAATATCCGCATTATTTACATGTGTATTTAAGTCTGTTTTTTGTGCGAATTGTGCGGGCTGCATAGCATCAAATTGTATTGTTAAATCATCCGCTTTTTTATCGACATTATCTAATTTAGTATTTAATCTCTCGAACGATTCGTCGAATATTTTTTCATAATCATCCCAACGTTCAACATAGTATTCTTTTACCGGGAAAAAGTCGCTATCTATTAATGCTTTTTTTATCTCAAAACTGAATTTATACACACGCATCCCTTGGCTATTTTTGTATTTTATATACAATTCAGCAATAGCATTTCCATCGTGCGCTATTTGAGAGTCTGTAAGTGCGTATTCTGCAATTCCTCGCACTCCATCGATGATTGTTGGTTTCACAAGATACTTGCTCTCTGACTCTGTTCCTTTCGCTAAAATCATAGCAAGCTCTAATTCAGCAGCAGACGATAATCCTAAATCTTGATTATCTTTATCTATATTAAAAATAAGTCTAGCTGTCCCGCCTGTATCTTGCGTATAAAAAACAGCTTTTTGAAGTGGTTTATCTTCTTGCGTTGTGACGTTAAAATCATATATGCCGTTTTTGTGAATAACGTTTTCAGTTTCAGTCATGTTCTAACCACTCCCCCGCCGCTCAGTTTCGTAGGCGTGTCAGCTTCCCAGGTACCGCTATTGAGATTGAAAATATCGGCACTTTGAGGATACAAACCGATTGCGCTTTTTGCTCCATGTGTGGTGTTTTGCACTTCAACTCTTGCAGTGTTATAACCGCGAACATCGACGTTTTGCGAAGCGAAGTAACAACCGTTAACGTCAGCAGAACAAGCATCTATGAATACGGCTGTAAACGGGTCTATCGCTTTAGTATTGAAAGCCATTCTGCATTTTGTAATCCTTACAAATCCGCAGCGTATAGCCTTGATAAAATAGTTTTTCGTTGTTCCTGCAGTATTTGTTTGTTCTATTCCAGCAATATAAATATATCCAGATGTATCAGATACTGAAATACTTCTGATTTGACAAGTAGTAGGACCAGCCGCAGGATCAACTGTTTCATAATTAGAAGATAGAATATATAATGTTACACCTGATAATGGCGGTATAATCACATCTTCATCATAGCGTCCAGGATTAATCCACAAGCGTAATGTATTACTATTAAATACACGTGGGAAATTCATGGTAGCTTTGTTAATTGTTTTAAATGGCTTATTTTTTTCTCCAGTCCCTGCAGTATCATCCCCTGAAACGGAATCCACATAGACCTCAATTGAACCAGCATCCAGACCATACAGACGATTTAGCATATATAATACTTGCTCATTTGTTAGTTCAATACTCGTTATTCTCGTCATCATGTTCTTTAAACTATCTGCAAGAGAATCTAAGTCACTATCTAATCTATCTTTCGCTAATTCAAATATTTTATTCTGTAACTTAGAAACCCTTAAATCAACAACTTCATTGCTAGAATTACCACCGGATGCAATAACCAAATTTGTAATTCTTTTTCGCAGATGTTCTATTTCATAATCAGATAAATTTAATCCATTCTCGATTATTTCCCAGTTATCATTTATCTTTTTCATAAATTCATATCCTTGCAATAAATCGTCTAATCTATTTAAATCTCTCATTTTTTAACCCCCTTCTTTACTTCTTTTAAATGTGCCAATGTTTTCGATAATGTCCCTTTCACACTATTTATTGATACAACTGGTGTTTTAGTTGATTGAGGATAAAGCGTTATCTTTTGAATTCTACTATAGACATCAATATTTTTTCCGCGAACATATCCTGCATTTCCTAGCCCGACACGCTCCACTTTTTTCTTATGAATATTCCCTTTAGTAAATTGCACATAGTCAAGAGTAATAGAAATATCCGGAACATCTTGCAATGTTTCTTTTAATCTTGCTTTTAAATTTGCTGTAGTAGTAGAATCATCACTATACTTAGCAGCGTCAATAATGCCATAAATATCAGCGTTCGGACTCGTATACGTAGTTGTAACAATAGGATTACCATTATCTCCCGATTTACCATCTCCAGATATTCTAGTTGCTAGGTTTGTACTGTCATTTGTAAATGAAAGTTTATTTATATTAAACCCATCTACAAATATAAATGCATTCTCAATGCCTATTTTTTTCCGAATAACAATATGATAATTTGTCACTTCGAATTCTGCTTTAAAATTCACTAAAATATTATTTAAAAGAACATTCAAAGCAAAATCATTTCCAAGGCTTTCAAAATCAAAAGAAGAAAAAGAGTCCAAAATTTCATAGGTGAATTTTGTCCCACTAACAATAAAGTCCATACACGACTTTATTGTTTGGCTTCCCTTAAGTTCAGAAGTGAGTAACTTATTATTTAGATCCTTTACAATGTGAAGACATTGTACATTATAGCCAATCGTGTCTCCTGAACCAATGCATGAAAACATCTCAATTCTATACATTTCTTTGCTTTCCACTTCAGTAATCACACATTTTTCTGTGATCATATCGAATGCTCTTTCGTTATACTTTCTATACACTGTAAAATTTAAATCAGGTACTGTATTTATTTCGAAATTATTTTCTAAAATACTATGATTAGTAAGAGGTTCACTATTACCATATAAATCTGTAACTTCTAACATTTCTCCACCTCTTTACATGTAATAATAAAAACGAAAATCGAACGATATTTCTAAAGGACCCGTACTCCCCATGATTTCAATCTCATTCCATCCGGGAGCTAAACCAATTGTTGATTTTTCAGTGTCGCCATATATACCGGCTCCATTAAGCAAAGAGTAAACTTGATTAATTTCCAATTCATCCGTACGCGTTGTTATTCCTTTGTAAGACCATACTTGACCAGTAGTTTTATTATTTATCCTTAGCCCCTCTGATGCCCCTTTATAGCGAATTATAAAAGGGTATCTTTCTGGATTAATTGCTATATCTGAAGCGTTATATACCTTAAATTTGCTTGTATCAAAAACATATTCTGCTGTTTCGGACGATGGGATATTTTGTCCTAGGCTCCATTTTCTATTGCTAAATTTAAACCCATCTAAAGTAGAACCTACACTTTCAGAAAGACCTTGCGCGCAAACAAAAGTCCCCGCGATATCACAGATTGGTGCTCCTCCCTTTTGCTGAATGTTTAAAGACTCTACTTTTACTGGCCAACGAACCGTTTCATGCCTTTCATCAATGACATAAATTTCTTCTTTCCCACTTATAAATTTAATGAATTCGTTTCTTTTTAAGATGTATTCAGCGTAATTACTACATACTAAGATTAGTTGAAAAGTTATATCTCGCTTTGCTAAAACACTACCCATGTCAATCTCACCGTCAAATGTTTCCATGGAAACTCTTTCCGTTGTGAAGTTGGGACCAGGAACATTAAATTCTTTCACATCGACTTTATTTTCTCTAGTGATATACTTTGTTCCATCTTGTCGCTCAAATATTAGTCCATACATCTATTAACCACCTGCCTTCACTCTCGATATAATTGTTTTAGCGTTTAATAGCGTATCAATATCATTTATTAACCACGATGCGACTGGCGTACTGCTATCATCCGGTAATACTAAATTCACTTGAATAGGTTGTGCATTTGCTACAATGTTTTTTTGATTGCTCACTAATTTATTGCTATCTGACTGATATGCATTTATTGCTTGTGTGTTTGGTGTCACTGGAACATCGATGCGTGGAATCGAATTAGTAAGATTTTTACTCATTCTAGCTGCTTCTATGCTAATGATATTAGCATTTTTTCGCATGCCTACGCCTACTCCCGCAATAACTTGAAAACCTACTTCGTTTTCCATTTTTCTTGAAGGCGAATGAATATCTAGTTCTTTTTTTATTGTATTCTCAATTGTTTTAGCTATATTTGATGATTCTTTTTGTAAAGGACCATTCATGTTTTTAAAACCAGTTATAATCCCTGCAACAGTTTGAGTACCAAGAATTGAACCAGCGGTTTTAAATTGTTTTGCGTCCCCTAACTCTTTTAACCATGTATTTTTTGCACTTGCAATGTCTGTAGTCGCTTTTTTATTAGCTGCTAAAATAGCTTTATCCATAGTAGCCTTTTCAGATTTAGATCCATCTAATCCAATAGCATTTGCGTTTTTATGTTTTTTAGACCATTCAGCTTGATATGCTTGGAGTTCTTTATCAGACATATTTGCGATTGCGCTAATTTGTCCAGTAGCACTTAAACCTTGTTCTCTAAGTTCATTAACCAAGCCATCATTAACTTTACGTTTTTTTAGTTTATTTATTAAAGCGATAAATTCATCTTGTTGCTGTGTCTGGGTCCTCAAATTTGCTAATAAATCACTACCAGCGTATTTATCTGTTTTGGCCCTATCAAATAAACTTATTTGGCTATAAGCGCTTTCTTGATTAGCTTTTAAAGCATCGTTATATGTCTTCTTAGCTTCGCTTATGCTTGCTTTTGCTTCATCGTTAGCTTTTTTCACGTTATCATAGTACTTTTGTGTAGATGACTTAACTGCTTGATTAAGCTTAGTTTTTTGCGTACTAATTTCTTTATTTGCAGCAGCTATATTAGTCCTTATTTTACGTGTCTGTGCCTCATTCAAGGTATATTGCTTATTAATTTGCTTAAGCTTATTAATATATCCTTGTGCGTTAATTGCCCCCGTTTTATAATCCGTCTGTACATTAGCAATCTTATTATTTACATTTTTGGCATACGCAGTTTGTTTAGATGTGCCTTTTGCATAATGTGGTACGTTTCTCAAAGCTTTAGCTGTTTTATCCCCTCGCAATACCTCAGTGCCTCGTGGTAGATCAAGAAGAACATTACGCCCTTTTGGAACAAAGCTTTTTCCGTCAGGTGTAGTAATCATTTCTTCGTAGTTACTTCCCCTTGCATCATTTACCAGAGCTGGTCCGCCACTATGGTTATTTGTACCTTTTGCATAACCTACCTCTTGAATCCCACTAGGACTTTTACCGTTCGTTTTATACGCAATTTCTAAAACTTTTTGTTGTCTTTGAGGTATTTTCCCCCAATCCGCAATCATGTTATTAAGTAAATCTCTAACAGTATCAGCATTAGTAAGCGCAGTAAATGTTTTTTTGCTTACTTTTGTACCATTGTAAGAATAAATATTATTTTTGCCTTCTTGAACCTTACTCAATAAATCCCTATTGTTCGCATAAAGATTTTTAAGGTTTATTTTTTGACCGTTATACTCAACAATTACATTTTTACCTTGCTCGATTTTTGTTTTAACATCTGTATTCGTTGCTAGCAATGATTTTAAATCTACTTTTGTGCCGTTGTATTCCACAATCATTCCTTTAGATGAATTAAGCTTTTTTAACACATCAGAATTATCAACTACTAAAGTTTTCATGGACGGAGGTAATTTGTCCCAGACACCCATGTCTTGTAATGCTTTTTGTAGCGCAAGGCTAGTATCTGCATTCGCAATCATACTTTTTTGTTCAGGCTTCAATTTATCCCAAATACCTAAATCTGACAGCGCGTTAGCTACATGTATAGAGTCCTCGTAACTGACAATTAATTTCTTTTCGTTGAAAGTCATCTTATCCCAACGACCACTTTCAATAGTTGCAGTTGCAATTGTTTTCTTAGCATCTGTGGTTAATTTTGCTTCTTTCATGATGAATTTCAGATTATTCCAACCATCATCACTTTTAGCTAAATTGGATACGAATTCACCAACATTGTCTCTTATTTCAGAAGTTTTAGGGTCTAATACTAAGTTGTTCCATGCGGTATCTGCCATTTTTGCTCCATCGCCAATTAGCTTGCTGGCTTCGTCAGCTTTGCCCGCTTTTTCTTGTACATCACGTGTAAATTCGTCATAATCTAGTCCCATATCTTTTAATCCGCGTCGGATGTTTTTTTGAGCTACATCACTACTTACATTTAACTTATCATATAGTTGTTCTTGCGTTCGTATCAAAGCCGTTACACTAGACCGCACTGTTCCATTCTGATCTCTATCCAGTTGGTTCATTGCGTTATTGTATGCCGTTTTGTCTATTAATCCTTTATCATAAGATTCTTTGAATGCTTTCTTTTGCTTCTTCGTCTCATCTGTTGTTGCTTTTGTGACTTTACCAAGATAGTTAGCTTGTTCAGTGAGTGCTTTTGTACTTAAATTCTGTACCTCACCGTTCATCGCTTTTATCAGCTGTGTTTTCTTTTTGTTGCTTAAGCCTAAACTTTCAATTTGTTCAATCTGCATATCTTTGTAAATATTGTTAACAATTTTCGATTGTTCAGATGTCATCTTGCCAGTTTTAACTGCATGAGATTGATAAATCTTTTCTATTTCTTTATATTGCGAATCTACGTTTGCCTTTCTTTCTTCTGCTCTCTTTTCAGAATCTTTCATGGCGTTGTCTAGTAACGCTTGTACAGCAGGTGAAGCTTCATCATATGCTTTCTTGAAGTCACCCAATGCATCGTCTGTATTCTTCTTAATTTCGTCCGCCATGTTTTTGAATGCACTGACAATTTTCTCGCTGTCTGCCGTTGCTCCTGATGCAAATGTGTCTAATGCCAGTGTACCTTCCGATGCAAACTCATTAAATTTCACCATAGACTTATCTGCCTCGGCGCCAATGTCATAGCCCCACGTTTTCACACGTTCTTTACTCTCTTCAATTTTACTTATATGTTTATCTAACGCATAGATCCCTGCACCAAGTAAAGCTGCGCCTGCTAGACCAATGACAGCTGGCAACGCTCCAAACGATCCCGCTAATCCTGCCGCTGCCAAACTAGTTCCTTCTACCGCTGTTGTAGTAGCCCCAAACCCAGCTGCCAAAGAAGTTAATTTACTTCCCAATCCCAATATCTTACCTAGCCACGCGAACCCTTTTATTAGTCCGCTAGTCATTGATACTAGTTTTCCGCCAACCGTTAATACAGGACCAGTTGCTGCAATAATTCCAGCCCATTTTATAATGTTTTGTTGTTGTTCTCCAGAAAGGTCATTAAATTTATCAATCATTTTGTTAGCCCACTCGATGATTGGAGTGAGGGCAGGCATTAATTTTTGTCCTACGTTCTGTTCTAATACTTCGAGCGAAGCTTTGAATTGATCCACACCAAATTTACCAGCTTTTCGCATATTATCAGCAACTTGTTTAGTATATCCATTTGCTTCATCAGCGCCCTTAGAATATTTACGTAGAGAATCGCCTCCCGCTTCTAAAAGTGTATTAACAGCTGATAAAGGTTCACGTCCGAAAATCATCGTCAAGAAAGAGTTTTTCTGTGTTTTTGTCATTTTCTTTGTTTTATCATTAATGTCATCCAAGAGCGTTGGTAAAGTTTTCATATTGCCGTTGTTATCTTCAATTGTTAATCCAACTGCAGACATTGCTTCTGCAGCTGATTTTGAAGGTTTAAGCAAACTTGTAAGCATCCCCCGTAAGCCGGTACCCGCCTTTTGCCCTTCAATACCGCGGTTAGAAAGCAAACCAACAGCTGCTGCTGTATCTGTAAGTGAATATCCTAGTGAATGCGAAATAGGACCGACATAGTTCATTGCTGTTCCCATATCAGAGAATCCAGCCGCTGTTTTATCAGCTACATATGTTAGCACGTCAGCAACTTTGTTTGTGTATTCCATCTGCTTATTTGTGTCTTTAGAAATCATTCCAAATTGTTCTAATGTTGATGTTGTAACAGACATTACTGTTTCGAAATCATCGCCAGATGCACGAGCAGCGTTAAAAATCGCAGGCATAGACGCCATTGTTTGATTAATATCGTAGCCTTTTTTAACCATTTCTTTCATACCGAGCATAGTTTGCTCAGAAGCTACCCCATACTTGACACTAGCTTTCTGTGCATAATCAAAAACTTGTGTATAACGATCGCCAAACTCTTTCGCTGATTCATCAGATTCACGCAATAAAGAGTTAACTTCTGTCACTTCATTATCAAAATCAAGATACGCTTTTGTTGATTTAACCATGCCAGCAACGATAGGAGCCGTAAATCCAACGGTCATTGCGGTTCCAACTTTAGTTAACTTTTGCCCTGATTTTTCAAGCATATTTCCGAATTGTTCAACTTTGACGATAGATGAATCAAGACCTTTAACATTAATGTTTTTCTTATTGATTTTGTCGATATTGTCAGATGCTTTTTGCCCTTTCTTCGCAAAATTATCCATATCCTTATCGATTTTGTTCATCTGGTTTTTATAGCCATTTTCGCGTATTTTTATATCGTAATAAATTTCTCCCGCTTTACTCATGTTTTCACCCCTCTTTCAGCTTGCTGTTAGCTCTCAAAGCCTTTTCTAATCCTTCTTCATTAGAAGCAGCATCCTCAAAATATCCACGCTTTAACATGATTCGATTTTGCTTTATTTTTTCTTTCAGCAAATGTTTTGGCACTTTGCTTCGTTCAGTCATTCGAATTTCAAGAGTTGTCATAAATGGCGTTTCCCCACCTAAATTCATTAGATATGTCCGGAATTCTGAAAAAGTCATATTTGACAATTCTTTGCGCAATCTGATACCGTAATACGACAAAAAAGAAGACTCGATTAAATCAAAGTCTTCAACTATTCCGTAATACTGTTTTCCTGTGGCTTCCCCTCGTCACTTTCCTCGCTCATATCGCTTTCAAATAATTTAGCTATAATGTATTCAATAAGCCCCTCGTAGACTTTAGTTGGCAATGTTTTAGAATTGATTTCTTCTCTGTCTTCTTTGCTGAAAAAAATAGCAAAAATATCATCGTTCGTTGCTACGATCCCATCTGTGATAGTCATTAACAATTCATGCATGTTTTCACTATCTGGCGTTGTATGCTCTCCGTCGCTTTCGTCGCCTTTCAGTTTAGGCGCAAGCACTTGACCTAAAATTTTAGGCGCTTCATCTAAAAGCGCACTGTACTTAATGTGTGCTTGTGCTGAAATGTCCGCATAATATACTTTTTCGTTAATTTCCAATGGAAGTTTTACTTCATTCTCGTTAAAATTAAATGATTTCATTTTTGTCCTCCAAATTAGTAAAAGCCCTCACTCAGAGGGCTTCGTATTTTGTTTATCAGGCAGATGTTACAGAAACAGAAACGTCATTTTTAACCGATGGTTTCACTTTGGACGCAACTGTGATTTTAATTGCAGTTACTGTTGTAGCAACTCCTGTTAAAGTTCCATCGCTAGCTACTGTTGCTTTTGTTTCATCAGATGAAGTGAATGTTACATCTTGTGGAGCTCCTGATGGCAGTACTCCTGCTGTAATTTTAACAGTTTCTCCAACTTTTACAGTTTTAGAGGCGCTATCTACCGTTACGCTTGTTGGCTCAATGGTAGGCGCTGGCGTAAAAACCGGCGTACCATTTGAATTCTGTGTGGCAGAAAATGAACCAATATCGTTCGCACCACCACCACCGAAATCATTAATCCCGATTGGTCCAGTGATTTCATACTTAGAGCCTGCTGGGAATTTAACCACAATTGTTTTTTCAGCTTCAGACCCAACTTTATCCCAAGTTTCACGTAATTCATTTTGTCCTGGATCTGATTCATTGTATTTCCCATCCAAACCTAACTCCATAGCAGCACCTGTTTTTACCGCGCGTTCAAATACCTCACCAATTGTTGTATATTGTTCCACATTTGAGTTCAGTGAAATGTCTAAAGTTTCTAAGTCCTTAATCGCAACCCCATCTCCACTTTCCCCTGAATCTTTAACCGAAATTTCTAATTGTTTTACTGCATAAGTTGCCATTAACTTACATCTCCTTTTCAAATAATATTGTTAGTTGATAAATCAAACGACCATCATCGTCATAATCGACTTGTCCGCCGCTTGCTACATCTGTTGCTACTACCTTCTGATTTTGGATATTCAGCTCAGAAGGGTTTGTTAAAAGAAAGTAGTTACGTAATAAATCGTATGTTCGTTTGCATTGAATTGTGTTTTTATCATAAATTAAAAAGCCGATGCTCTCACGAACACGACTTTGCGTTTGTACTTGCTTGTTTTGAAATGTCGGTGCTTCATTAATTACTACCATTGAATCAAGCCCCGTTTGTTTAATGAATCCAAGTGTTTTTATAGCTGGGAATGTTTTTTTGAAATGCACTACTAAATCCTCAATCATAAGCGCATCCCACCTTCTACAATTTGGTTAATACTCTGAATTCCATAACTTATTGCCATTTCGTACCAACGCGGATTCCGACGATTTTCATAATATTGCCTGCGTGCATAAGGAGTTAAACTAAATACTCTGGCCACAGTTGAATTTTTTTGGATGATTACTTTAGCATGTGAACTTCGACGCAAATCGCCATACAAAATTGGCGTAACAGGCTCTGCTAATTCAACCAATTCTTGTCCAGCCTTTGCAGCCGTTGACAAAGCCTTATTGTGAATATCATTTATGACTCTATCTTTAAAGCTGCTATAGCCCATGCTCTGTCACCTCTCCTACTACTATTTCAAAATGGTGTATACTGCCATCTGGATTTGGCGGAAAAGATACGCTCTGGACTTCACCTTTAATTAAGCAATAGTCAGGAATAGCAAAAGATATATTGTCTCCTTCGTTCACAACAAAATTTAATTTGTTACAAAATAAGTTAACAACATATCTTATGTTTAGTCCTTCTTCTGTTTTATTTACGAGCTTTTCAAACTCATACCGAAACATTGATTTATTAGTCGCATCTGGTAAAAGGTTTCCAAAGTCATCGCGCCCACTATTACTAGTTATAGTAACTTCTGTGTTTAGGATAGCCTCGGGAATAGGCGGTAACTGAAAGCTCATTAACAGTCACCTACTCCCGCGTAAAGCCAGCCACTAGATAAAAGCAAATCCATCACTTTGTCTGGAACGTCAGGTATAAAGTTGTTCGAGTTTTGTGATTGACCACCCATAGTTAATTTACCTAGTGTAAAGTTACCAATGCCAATAAACTCACCATATTTCTTGATGTGTTCACACTGCCATGCAACAGCTTGCTTAATATCATCATCTACATTGTCAAGGTCTACGATATTAGGCATAATTTGCTTGTCAATTGCTACAGAAGCGGCTTTTATTAAATTATCCGCTTCTGTTGGTTCGATACTTAAGTTTGTTAGACTAGCCAACTCACTTGCTGTAATATACGTTTTCATTTACTCACCCTCTTTATTTTTGGGCTCCTTTTTACTCTTGGATGGTTCTTTTTCTGGTTCTTTATACTCGAACTCTTCAAAACCATCGTTTTTTAACTGCTTAATTAATACTTCATTGTCGGTATTATATACTGCATTATCTTTTCTTAATTGCATAAATAACTCCTCCTTAAGCCACTGTAGATGCTATTACCCCATCTTTTTGTTGTTCTTTTACAAAAATATCATGATAAACACGATATTGATATAACCATCCGTCTCCTTGCCCAACAGAACCTGGTGCATGAAGGTAAATAGAAGCATGTTTAGTACCGCCAATAACAGAACCTTTATTAATTAGTAAATAATTAAGCTTCTTAGCGCCAGGCGCTGGTGTATAACCATCCGTAAAATCAAAAGTATCATAGAAACGATCTTCTGCTTCAACTTCAACAAGTTTAACTCCATCAATTCCTGTAATGCGCGTTTCTAAGCTAGAAGGCCCAATATTTTGATTAGAGATTGTTCTAGTAAAGTCTTTACTTAGCTCTAATGCAGCCATAACGTCTGGTGACACATACATAACAAGATTTTGTGTACCGTATTTTTTAACTTTTCGAATAGCTGCTTTAAGTGTACGAAAAACATTTTCTTCTGTGATTGCTTCGTCAGCAGAATGACCATTATTTTTAGCCGCTGTCGCTAACTTAGAAAAACGATAAGCGTCGACTTCTGGCGCAGCGTGCGCTGAATTAAATTCTTTTGTTACATTAGCAGCTGTTAATGCTTGCCCTGTTTCATCTACATCCATAACATCTACAAAAAACTCTACATCTCTATCAAACGTAATAGTATATGGAGTATTCGTATTTGATGCCGAACCTTCGTTATATCCTTTGTTTCTAGTGTGCGGTTTTAGTCCAGTTGTTGAAATCGTTTGTATTTTAAACGTTTTTGCGTCTAACCATAAAAGGTTAGGTGTTTCTAATTCATTTGTGTAAGTGCCAAAGACTAACTTCTGGTCGAGCTCCTTACCGTACTTGTCTACATAGTTAATAGCCATTTTGCTATCTCTCCTTTTCTAATTATGAATTTAATGCTTGAATGAATGGGTCTGTAGCACTTGGCTCACTTGCATTGCCTAGTCCTGCTCCGATTGGTGGAGGCGTGTCACCATCATCAGATTTTGCAATCCATTCCGGATATTGCTCTGCGAATTTCGCTAAGTTGTCGTCATTTCGCTCTTCATCCCCAAAAAGCTTCGTAAACGCTTCGTAACGTTCTTCTTTTACGCCGCTTTCTTTTAACTTACTGTGCCACTCTGCCGTTTGTTCTTTCTGAACATATTCATCCAGCTTTGATAGTGCCTCGTCTTTCTCTTTTTGAAGTTTTTTCAATGCCTTTTCAGATGAATCATGTTCGCCCACTTGATCGTTAAGCTGATTAATTTGGTCGTTTAACTTCGTGATTTCTTCCTCATGCGCGCTTTTGATGGTTTCAATCTCTCCATTAAATTTCTTTTTTTCAGCCGCTAAGCGATTCTTTACAATTTCATCCAGTTCTGCTTGGGTAAAATTCTTATCGTTCCCACCTTCAGCAAAATGTTGGATGTCAAACTTACGCTGTAAATAATTCTTCATATTTCCTCCTTTTTAAGCTCTGAGTGAGCCATCCCTGTCTATTAGTTGCCGGCAGGTAGGCAAGATTTTTATATCAAACCAAACAAAAAAAGCGTTCATTTAGACGCTTTTATAATTTCTCTATCCAATTCTCTCTCTAAGAATCGATTGTTATTCAAATGGTCTTGCAAAGCTTCTTCCCATTGCCTTACTTTCCCAGCTGTATATTGTTTAGAGGGACCTTCTGCAAGTATATCTTTTGTTTTCCAATCACGAATGCCGCGCTCATAGTACCGTTGCTTACTTTGAGCCTCGTATTCTTCTTCATCATATGGGATAGGCTCGTCTGTTTCGTCACCTTCGAAATACGAATATAAAAAATGGTGGCAATTCGGATGAAACAAGCCATCGTTTTCCGCTTCTTGTAATGTTTTATATTCATTGCTTTCGTAGTTAACTGATAGCACTTCTCCTTGCCAAGGAGCACAACGCGGACAACTTCTTACGTGAGCTGACACTTGAACTAATTCGTGCTCATATCTTCCAAGAACGCGTTTCATGGCATTTAAACCAACATTAAAAAAAGCACCTCTTGAAGCCATTTCCATGTAAGCTCCTGGTCGGTACTTTCTTCCAGACTGATCTATAACATTTCTTATCCCATCACCTAAAACATTAATAAGTGATGTTGCGATAGCATATTTTAAAACTCCATTGCTATCTTTTGTTTCCTTAACCACTTGTTTGTACTTGGAGGGCGCGGTTTTTTGCCAATAATTAGCCATATCTTCCGAAATTTGGATAAGCGCATCACTTTCAGATAAATAGTCGTCATTTTGTATATCAACCTCTTTCTTAGTTTGATATCTGGCTTCCATTTCGTCCTCGTATTCATTCACGCAATCAAGATAAACACTATACGTTAGTTTATCTATTTTATTTCTCGTTTCGTCTTTGAAAAGACTTATATGTGCTTTCAATTCTCTTTTAAACTTTATCAAACGCGACTGCTGAATAAATTTCCATTTTGTTGGATTCTTAGCGCCATACATAACATGCTTCTTTATCAGCAAAAGCAATTCTATTTCGGCATTATTAAAGTGGTTTCGTAAGATAGATGCTTCTTTTTCGAAATCCACCGGTGCATGGTGATGGCTCATCTAATCACCCGCCTTTCGTTTCCATTCCCCCAATTGCTTCCGGGTCTGGAACCTCTCCGATTGCGTTTTCTAAATAAATTCGTTTTACTTCCGCTTGAACCTCTTCATCTTCCCATTTTGGGTGGATTAATTTCACCTTTTCTTCTACACTCATCGCTAATGCGCTGTTCATATTGTTTAAAGTACTAGAAAGTTCATTCAAATTAACCGACATTGGGTCTGGAAACTCAATTATTACCCTGATTTCATCACGCATTATTGCTTTTTCTTTATTGTTTGTTCCGCCAGTTAACAAATATAGAAAGTCCCAAAGCATTTGCTCATAAACATTTTGAATAAGGCGCTTTTTCTTCTCAATTTTACGCACTGTCGCGTCCTGCAAACTCCAAATTTCAGTCGCTTTCACTTCTCGGTTTCCTAAATTGAAAGTAGCTGGATTATAACCAGATTTCGAAACAGCTTTCTGAGCAAAATATTCCATCGTTTCACGATAACTACCGTCTCGGAAGTCTCCTTGCATGAATTGAATCATGTCATTTAACTTCGCACCAGCATCCAACGTCCCTTTAAACTGCATAAAGTAGTCTTCATCAACATTCATGGACCATTCTTCTTTATCTGTGCTCTTATTAACTTTTTTCCTAAACATTCGCTCACTAGCCGCTATTTTTGTTTTTGTTTTCTCACCTTCGCGCATATAAACAGTGAAAAAGTAATCTACGGCAAATAAATAATTGGTACATTGTGATAAGTCCGATTCCCCGAGATTAAGATGTGGGTATCTAGTATTGCTTGGGCTATTATTTATTAAATACGCGCCCATACTCTTTAAACCAATTGATACAGAATGATTCAATTGAATATTATTTGTGTACAGATAGCTTGTAATCTGTTCTGGTAGTCTCTCCGCACCAATAGGAGTAGATTTATCGCCATCAATTTTAATAACAGAATATGTTACAAAACCTCCAGATAATTTTTTCCCTTCCTTGTCCCATTGTTTTATTTCTCTGCTTTCAACTAAATAATAAATATCTGCTTTATTACTTGTGGGTATTTCCTCAAAGAAATTAAAACGAAATGGCTCATTGTTTTTAAAATCTATCCAAAATTGACTGGAGCTATGAACGCTAAGAGATGGTCGCCCGTTTAAAATGTTAATCTTTACAGCGGATACTCCGCTCCCTCCTGCTAATTCAACAATTTTCACGCTCTTACTATCAAAATTATCAATCCGTAATGCTTCTTTCAGTTGCTTTGTTAAGTTTTCATCTTTACTGCCATCAACCCCTGTTACATCAATACTTAAAGGCTTTCCAGATATATACTCAGCCGCAACAACAACTATCTCATTACCTGTTCCAGAGTTCATTAACTTATCGTGTACTGTTGGCACATATCCTTGAGCCCACAACGAAGTTAAATAGGAGTCTTTGCTCCATTCTTTTTGATTATCTGGAATAAGCGGCAGATATTTTGGTATTAACTCCGGTTCGCTTCCATTAGGTTTTCCATTTAGCCAGCCTTTAATAAAGCGTGTCATTACACTCCAAACACCCATTTAATCACTCCTTTCTATATATCTTCATAATTCCTATAAAAGTAGTTTGTAGCGTATCTACTTGTATCCATCGCGTGATTATTCTTGTCAACTGGTTTCCCGCTGTTTTCGTCGCGTACATACATACCAATTTCTTGTAGCCAACTATAATGGTCATATTGATCGTTAGGTTGTTCAACAAGCAAATAACGCCTTTCGCTTAATAGCGACTGCATCCGCTCAATTCCAACTTCAATACCCTGCGCTTTACCAGTCACATCATGCGCATTGTTGTCTGCTCCTGCTGTATCTACACCAACCTTTTCCAATTCTTCACGCAGCCAACGACAGGCAGGGTCAATAAATACAGGCTCATTTACTGGTATTTCATACTCTTTCATACACCATTGGATAAATTGTTTTATCTCAACGGCATAAGTTGAACCAGCTTTTACTTCTCCTGTATCCCTACCGCTATGATAATAGGATGCAACTTGATTCAATTTGTATTTATAATGTCCGTCTGCCTCATGCTCTGTAATTACATAGCACTCACAAACAGTAGCATCTTGTTGTCCTCCATCACCAAAAAAGACCATCTCAATTGGACGACCTTCTAATTTGGATATTTGGTTTTCCTGCATATCAAATGTTTCGTAAATAATACCTTTTGGCAAAACTCGTTTACCATACCAGTCACGTTGCAAAAGGTAAGAGGAGTGTTTGACTTCGTTATATATTTCTTGTTTCCGTTCTTCTGAAAGAGCTGGATTATCCTTCGCAGTCCAATGCCGCCATTTGTAGCGACCTGACTTTTCATAGTTAGAAAAGATTTCTAACACTGGATGATTCGGTGCAGGTGGATTCAATTCAGCTAAATGAAATCTATTTTTCGCTGCAAAGGTCCGTCGAAAACATTCTTCAATAAAATCTTTGTGAAGCAAATTGATTTCTAAAAACGTAACAGTACCCAATGACATACCAGTAATAGCACCCACGCTATTTACTTTCCCGCCACCTTTATAATAGATTTTCTTTGGACCGTTTGGAGAATGTATAAGCAAATGATCCCCATGCTCGTCGTGTTTCATTTCTGCAAGATTACCGAATATGTGCATCAATCCAAATCCATCGCCATCCATGAATAAGCGAAAGGCTTGTTCTTGGTTAAATGCAGCAACTAAGTGATTTTGATCTTCGGAAATAGAATAGATATAAGCCATTTTAAAGATATCGGCAGTAGTTTTACCGGATCGCGGAGTTCCTTCGTTGACTTCAAGCGTCACACCCCGAAAAGGGAATGTAATAGTTTCCTGTTGTTTGGGCGTAAATACTAGCTCATCAATTTTACTCAAGGTCTCCGTTTCCTCCTTTGGCAACATCTAATAGTTTATTAAGCAATGTAGTATCTTTTTCAGCTCCTTTAATAAGAGCTGTGCGGGCCTGTATATTATCTGTTGATGCAATAATTTGATTAAGCTTAGCTTTGCGTTCATCTTGCTCATCAGCAATGGCAATAAATTGCTTAATTAACCCACTCAGTGTAGACATCGCACGACTTTGCGCATTTAAAAAATTCGCCTGTTTATCCCAAGCGAATTGATACTCGTATTTATCAGAACCACTATCCCCGAACCCCACTTGCGTCTGGACTCTCGTTTCATCCTCAGCGTTTTCCACCCACATAATTTTCTGTGCTCGGATAATAGCGGCGTATTGTATTTGTATTTGCCCCCAAATTAAATCAGCAGGTTCTTGTTGATCCATCATACTAATAATATCTATCGTATCATCCGGAAGATATTTAGAATACAGTCCGTGTGTACGTGCGTTTTGATTCCCTTTAGGAGCAGCGCCGCCTTTGTTGTTCTTAGCATTCCCGTTCCCTTTCATTGAATAGTAACGCTCCTTTTGATTCGTAACGTTACTATTACTGTTATCACTCCAGTTATCTTCCGATTTCCATTTCCTAATCTGTGATGGTTTACAATTTAACTTACTGGCAATTTCCACAAGTGGCATTGTCTTATCTGAATCAAGCCACATTTTCTTTGCTATATCTCTGTTTGGGTTTCTTGCTCTAGCCACTCACTTCCACCACCTCGCATTCTG